GTTCGAACCGTCGCGATTCATCCAAGACCAATCTCCGGCCTGGTAAATCTTGAGTTCCTTCTCGTTCACGAAGAACATCTGATTCCACGGGGCGTCGACATCGGACACGACCGGGATTTCACCCTGGTCGGTCTCGAAGGAAAGACCCGAGAAACCACCGTCGAACTTCTGCGTATTAACCGTGCTCCGGAACTGCGAGAGCAGGTTGAAATACGCGCGCCGAACGCCGAGGGAAGTCGCGATAAGGGTGGTCTTGCCACCATTCACGCGAATGCGGTCCACCATCTGGACCATGCGGCCTTCGTTAATGGCCTGGGACGAACCCGGGTCATCAACCTCGGACTTCCAGAGAGGAACCGAAGCAGGGTTGATGTTGTAGAGCGTACCCTGGTTGTCGATGATTTCCCGGAAACCACGGATTTCCTTGCCAGCGGAATCGTCACGGGTAATGTAATCACCCGAAGCGGTAGCGCCACCGGCCGCAGGGCCGAAGGTAATCGTGGTCGAACCCGGCGCAGGCGAATCGCGGACGACGCTAGAAACAATCAGCGCCGAACCGCCAGCCTTCGCGGCATTCGTGCTGTCGTACAGGTCGACGACCATACCGATTTCGGTGTAAATACCCTCAGCATTGGAAACCACCAGAGTGGTGGTCGAGCCCGCCGCATTCGCAGTGGCGAGCTTTCCGCGAGAGGTACCGAAAACCTGACGGTTCGCGTCCTTCGCGAGACCCTCCTTTAGACCAGAGATTTCCTGGTCCAGAGCGGACGCGAAAGCCTGGGGATTGCGCTCGGCCAGCTCGAAAGTCTGACCGGTCAATTCCGCCGCACCATACTGGTACGTCAGGTTAATCTGCGCATTCTCGTAACCCTGGGTGCGGGCCGCCGGGAGCGCTTCCTGCTCCAGTCGAGCACCGATACCGTGATTACGCTTCGTCCGAATGGGGAATCGAACGTACTTACCGCCGACATCCTCGGAAACACCCTCGGAGGTCTTCTCGATTCGACGGATCATTCGGACTTCCGACTGAAGCTGGTCACGAAGCTGAGATTCGTAAACCTCCTTCAGCAGGTTATCCACCACCGTCATCGTGGTCGTTGCCATTTGTGGTTCTCCCGTTACTGGTTATTGTGAAGCGCAGCCTTCAGCGTGTCCGCGACCAAATTCTTGGTCTGCTGAGGGTTGAGATTCTTGGGGTTGAATCCTTGCTGAGGAACAATGTTCCCACCAGCACCGAAAACAACAGGAGGCTTCGGACGGTTGTTATACTGTCCGACGGATTCCACAAAACCCTTGAATGCCTGCAAGGCATCCTCAGGCTCATACCCCGCCTGAAGCATCGAATTGATATAAGGCTCGGCAGCGCCGTCCTTATTCAATTCCTTGAATACAGGGTCGCTGTTCTCCAGATTGGTGTAGAGTTCCGCGAGTTCCTGATCCTGCTGCTGCTGCTGCGATTGCTGGCGCTGCCCTAGCATGATTTCTGCCATTGTGTCGGTAGCAGCCTTCATCTGCTCGACCTGCTGACGAATGGCAGGGTGAACACCCTCCCAAATATCGTCACCGGGATTACCGACGTTTCCAGGCTGGCCCTGACCATTGGGAGAACCCGGAACCTGGGGAACCGGATTCTGCTGCCCACCAAACTCCTGGTGAAGGAGCTTATATACGCCTTCGGGATTCTGCTCTAGAGCCTGCATTAGCTGCACCGCCTGCTGGAGCTGCTCCGGCTTCATGCCGGAATCCGCGAATTGCTTATACGGGGCGTAACCCTGTTGTACCTTCTGGAAATTCTGATCCCACTCTCGGAAAGTGGGTATAACCTGGCTGTGAAGATCCTGCGGAATTACGCTCAGAGCCTTTTCCCAGGCAGGATTAACCTTGCCTACGTCACCCTGGTAGTCGTTCTGTGGGGCCCCACCAGAACCACCATCGAATCCGCTATCATTTCCCTGGCCGGGCATGGGAAAACCCATTATTTATCGTCTCCTGGAGTAAGAGCTTAACATTCGCTTCTGGCGATTGTTAAATGAACTGATCCTGGGACCTTGATCATCTTCTGCACCAGGATTCTTTACAGACCCCACAGGGGGCATTCGCCGCTTAGCCATTCGCCGTGTAAAGGTATCGGCGGGGAACCGTGGGCTTTTCTTCTTTGCACTTACTGCTGGCGGCGTGGCACGCTTATTCCCCGTGCCTTCCTTCTTCAGCTTCGCTATGCGCCTATCCATAGGCGTTTCATCCGGCTCGTAGCCGGTGATGTAGTTTGGACGAATCGCCATAGCGTCCCCTAAATGGTACCGGGGTCGTCGTTAAGACGAAGCGCATAAACCTTGTCATTCAGCGTCATTGACGCCAGTCGAGCCGCCGAATAGCTAGTGGCGCTAATAGCGTTGAGGCGAGCATCGATCGCCGAAATGCTGGCGTAGTTCGCCGGGGTGGCGACACCTGCATTGCTAGACGAAATAGGCCGCCATCATTCCGGCAGGAGCCGCAGCCATTTGACCAACAACAATGTTGGCGACGTGCTGCTGAACGTGCTGATCAAACAGGTCCTTCGCTTCCTGTGGAAGCTGTTCGAAGGATTGGCTCTTTCGGTACTTATTATGAATCTCGATATGCATCCGATGATCGTCCCACGTATTAACGGGAACCATAAGCGGAAACATCGGCTGACCCATTGGGTCAACCTGAACCTTGGGATCTCCAGTAACCGGATCAAAGAATTTCTCCGGCTGCTGCTCCAGTTGCATTTGCAGGCCCTGGGTGTATTGGTCCAGAGTCTGCTGATTAGCTGCCGCCATTCGCAGGTTTTCGCGCTGCGCCTGACGAACATCTACCTGGATCTTCTCGTAAATCTTACCGAGACCACCCATTTCCATGACTTCCAGACCCGTATTCGGATCAATGAAGCCCATCTTCATCAGGTCCATGATGAATGCCTGCTTAGCCGCCTTTGACGTCGGAAGCGACGAGCCAGCCTCAATACGGATGTCATCATTTCCTCGGAGATCGCTCCCCTTGAAAGCCATAACATCGAATGAACCGTCAGAACCCACCAGACGAACCGAACGATTGTAGTCCCAGAACTGGCCCACATAATTCAGCGTCTGATAGGCGACCTTCTCGATTCCCTCTTCCAATGATTGGAAGGTGTGAGAAAGCCGCGATTCGTCCTGCTCTTGGAGATAGGAAATAGCGGTAGCAGCCGTTACTCCCGGCGGGACCTGACCCTTTGAAACATCGTGCTGACCAGAAATATCGTCCATATCCATGCGAATACGGTCGAGTTCCTGAAGCACATAACTCGGCAATCCCTGCAAAGGCAAGGGCTGAGGCGGGTCAAATCCAGGCGTATAAAGGATTACGAGTCCTGGCTCCGACGTAATCTTGCTAGGATCAACCGAACCGCGAGGGGCCATTAGCTGAGGCTTAGCCATTCTGTTCTTAGCCTCAATAATCTGCCCACGGGTTCTGTTGTATTCCCTCTGGAGCGGGATGAGGTCCACAATCCCAGAATCAGCGTAGAACTTGCCACTGGGGATATGGTCGATCTTAGCGAAGGGGAATTGGTTATGCTGATACGGCCAACCCTCTTGTCCCTGTACGACTGTGTCACCAACAAGGGTGAACATTGCGCCCTGAGGAAAGAGCTTGATCGCTCCTGGCTTAACCCAAACCTCTAAACAAAGAACCGACTTCTTATCATTCAGCGACGAAGCCCCGACGAGATTCACCCAGGAATCGTCCAGGATATCGTTACCCTTTGTTTCACTGGTCTGGAAGTTCTGACCAGGGAACATCATTTCGAGCTGCTCGCGTGTGCGAACCTGCGCGTGAATGATGTAAGGCTGCTCCTCTATATCCTCAGTCCGGAAATCCGGAGCGAAGACGTGGAAAGGAGTCTCGGCACAGAAATCGAAATCGCCCATCTGGTCAGAATCACGATCGATCGCGCTTCCATTCCAGGAGGACTTAATGAATCCAGTACCGCATGTAAGCGTCCAGAACAAAGACCTGCGAATAATCGCTTGAATCTTCTTACGTCGGAAAACCGACTCCCAAATCTGCTCTCCAGCCTGCGCAGCGAAAAGATCGCGATCTTCGCTGCTCGACGGAACAATGGAGGCACTGGGCTTCTGCGAAGTAAGCTTCGCCAATTCCGTACGAATGTACGGTCGAACGAGATTGACGACTGGCCTACTACGGTAATACGGAGCAGGGGGAACGAACAGCGAACCATTCGACCCCAGAATCATATTTGGATTCGAGCGGTAGGTGACATTCTGCTTGCCGAAGAAAAAGGCAAGATTCAGATACCACTGTCGCTCCGTGTACGAGCGCGCATTCTTAATCGCGTCGAACTGTGTACGAGCCCATTCAGCTACCTGCTTCTGATCCCGAGAGTTGGGATTGCTGAACCGCTGGCTTTCCTCTGTTTGTCCAGGAGGAGAAGAAGTCAACCCCTCTGGCGGTGCTAGCGTCATTTATCCCTCCCCTACAGGTCCGAATAGGCCCATATCGTGCAGCTCCCGAGCCACGTCGGTTTCCTCGTCGTAGATCGGCATTCCAATTCCCTGCATTCCAGCCTGCATTCTCGCAGCCTCGGCAGCATCGGACATTGAAACGTAAGGCTCAGAGGGGAACCCCTGAGGACTTGCCGTAGCCTGCAAGTGGGTCATCCCCGCGTACGCCGGGAGATCCTTCGACATCAGTCGATTTAACAGATCTCGTTTTTCTTGCTGGCTTTCCTTCAGGACTTCCAGAAGCCACTTCTGTTGCTTCTGATTGTCCTGGACTATCTTCTCCAGGAACTCCCTCTCCTGATTCCTCGATGCTGTCGTCTGAAAGCTGATTAACAGGAGGATCACCAATGAGAGAAAGCTCACTGAGAGCGCTACGTAGACCACTGTTTTCCTCGATAAGGCGATCGATCTGAATAAGGGCATTCGCGAACTTCTCGCGGAGGTCCTTCTGATCTCCAGTCAGACCGACGAATTTACCGATTTCAGTAGCACAATGTGTGCATAGATAGATTCGGCCGTAAAGACGAACCGGGACGCCGAGATCAACGTACTTTCGGCCGTCTTCTCGACCCCCGTTTCCGCATACTGCGCACTTACCCGGAGCGGTAGCTGGGAAATCGAGAAGTTGCATTTATTCGCCCTTGAATTCTCGGCGAAGCTTTCCGGTAAGACCCTCCAGCACAACGCTCTCCAGAACGTCAGCGAAAGGAAGAACCAGCTCCGGGTGAATGGTGAGAATGCCAGCGCGACGAAGAACCTCGGCGGCAATCTCTTCCTTGGTGTGCTCGCCGAAATGACCGGGGTCGTCGCCGAGACGATCCGCACGAGCGTGCATTTCGTCGAGACGCATCCGCTTCGACTGGCTCGGGCCATTCAGGAAAGTCTGAAGATTGTAGAGCGTTCCGCCCGCAGCCTTGCGCGCAACGACCTCATTCCACATAGCGTCTTCAGCGCTAATGGGAGCCGCAGGGACAGCGGGGTCGAATGCGGCCGGAACGGCCTGCTCGGGATACGCCTTCACAGAAAGGTCAGGGGCGACCGTGACCGCGCCGTGAGTCGTTTCCGTGACGAGTTCCGTCTCGGTAGGAGTCTCCGTCTGCTTGGGGTCAAGCCTGTCGGCCAATTCCTTAATCCTTTCAGCGGAAGACAGCGGGTCCTTTTCCGGATCGGACCCAGATCGCTTAGTCGGTGGCATTTTCCATTTCCTCCGATTGATTGCTACTCTGTGAGGACCAGCGGTGTCCCGTCTTGATGTGTCCAATGGTACTACGGGATACACCAAAGAGTAAAGCTATCTGCTTCTGGGACAGGCTTCCTCTTGCCAGCAGGATGCGGATGTAGGACACCTGACCGGGGGTTAGGGACGCATGGGGATTATTCGCCCCAGAATGTTCACGCATTTACCAGAGACCCCCTAGCGTTTCGTCTATTACTGTCCACTCCGTGTTTTCCTGGGTGGCACCAATATTGGTGTCAATTCTCCCACGAATCACGTCTACGGGGACATGCGCATTCAGCGCGTTATCTGCGGCACGAATTGCCGATATTCTCTTTTCCTGATCGTTGTCGAAATTAATCGGCTTCAGATCAGGCATGAATGACATCATGTACCGCGCTGAATCTACTGCGTGGTCGTTCTGCTTGTGCGGTTCTTCGAATGGGTTATTCTTGGAACGAAGCTTCGCAGATTGATGCGTCTTCCAGCGATACCGCTTCATCTCTTTGATGAGATTTGGGCAGTTAGCGGTGATATGCCATTGCGGGTTATCACCCTGAAGGTACAGATTTATCCGGTCGATCGACGACCTGACATCATTGTTCGCCAGGGCAATGGGGATTCCGTTGTTGACATATTCAATCTGGATTGAGTGACCGTTAATGGCGGAGCGCTGCTTGATA